ACGTGGTTGGAGATGGGATGCAGATTTGGGTGCCTATTGCGCACCATTGGAGGAAACCTCAATCATTCGTTCTTTGATGACTGTTGTAGAGAGTAAGACTATTACTCCTGAAGCACAAGCTGTGGAAACTTTAGCAAGTGCACAACACGAATACTTCCATTATGGAAGAGAGAAGTTTGAGGAGATGACGAGACTTCTGAAGGAGGTGGCTACTGAGTCAGGTTTGGAGAATTACCTGACTGATAAGACCTTTAGGTCTTGGGAGGAATACAGAGATCTTTTCTGGAAGAAAGAAGAGGTCCCTGAGATTCCTCCAGACGCTGTATAAGCGTCGTCTTGGGCCTGCGATGCAAGGTCCAACATATAAACCAAAATGTGTCTCTGTACTATAGTTACTGTCGATTCGTATATGTTTGTTCTATATTTATTTTCGAAGCGTGGATATTACAGATTTCTCCGCCAGGGCGTTCCCCGAAGTCCCTATTTAGGGAAGAGTTGGCTGAGACTCAAGAAAGAACAATAGTTTGTGCAGTGGTGGGTCCCACGCACTTATGAAAATTATCGACCACCTCAAACCCAGAATTTCATACAAACTATTTGTCCTTGCCCTATTTTTGGGCATGTCGTGGAGGAGCCGCAGCCTCCACAAACTCCCCCTAACTCTGCTACTACCATTCATTATGTTGCTCGTAGCTTACCTAATGTTCCTGAACAGGAGGAAATTATTCCGCCTTGGGATGATTCCGTCCCGCTCAGGCACAGGGTAGCTTTTAGTATGCAGAGTGGAGAGATCGTCATTAACCCAATGAAGATTATCTCCGCAGACTTGCACTCCAAGGAAGAAACTGTACAGTTTCTAGATGAGAATGTTGGACAGCAAGCTGGGTTCAAGTATGTTGATGGTTTACAACACACTGATACTACCACGAACACCCAGCTTAAAGATTTCCTGTCGCGTCCCGTCCGCATTGCTCAGTTTACCTGGAATGAGTCTGATCTCCCCGGAACCTTATTGTCGATCAACCCCTGGTATCTATATTTCAACCAGCAGTTCGTCAAGCCTAAGATTTCCAACTTTGCTTTCATCCGCTGTAATTTGAAGGTTAAGGTACTCATCAATGCATCTCCATTTTATTATGGAGCGATGTTGGCTGCTTATCAGCCAGTACCTGCCATTACACCTTCCACAATTCAGCCGGCTGGCGGTTTTAGTTGGTTTATTCCGATGTCCCAGCGCCCTCATATGTGGATTTATCCAGCAAACAGCGAGGGAGGAGAAATGGAATTACCTTTCTTCTGGAATAAGAATTGGCTTCGAACTCAAGTGGCCCAAGACTTCGGCGATATGGGAAGATTAGATTTTGTTGGGTATACAACTCTCCAGAGTGCTAATGGCGTATCATCCGCTGGCGTTTCAGTTCAAGTTTTTGCTTGGGCTGAGGACGTTGAATTGTCTGGTCCTTCTTTAGGTCTTGTTATGCAG